TGGTGGTCTTCCATCGACTTTGTCATATGGAACAAACCCAACTGGTGATGTGAAGTTTACAACTACTGGCGCGGGGGCTGTTGGTGATTCTTATCAACTTGTTCTGCGAGTGATCAAAGAATATTAAGGAGTAGCCAAATGGCTCAGATCTCATCAATAACAAAAGTTGGTAAAACTGAGCCATTTGAACTTCAGGTGGCTAGAGGCCAAATATCTTGGCACACTCCGTTGTTTAAATACGGATACAACAGCAATATCATCAACGTAGAAGAAACTATCTGGGATGTTGGTGGTATATACGCATATCCAAGCTCTGCTGTTGCCATGACTGCAACAAGTGCAAGTGGGGCAACAGATTCAGGCGTTACTGGCCTGATTTTTGGTCTAGATGCAAATTACAACGAAGTATCAGAGGCATTTACTTTAGATGGGTCTGGGACATACACAACCACACAAACATTTTTGCGTGTTTTCAGAGCTTACATAACTGGATCTTCTGCACCAGCAGGCAATATTGCAATCGCCAACGGCGGTACAACATATGCACAAATAAGTGCTGGAGAAAACCAGACATTGATGGCTGTATACACTGTGCCAGCAGGAAAGAGTCTTTATGTTAATAAAGGTATAGCGGCTCACGGAACAGCCACTTCTGGTGGCGTATTTATGACCGTGCGTTTTTTGGTGCGCAATGAAGGCGAAGTATTCCGCACAGCGGTCAAGGTTGATGTTTCCGAATCCGAAATAATCTATCCGTTTTCCCAGCCCATTAAGATCCCAGAAAAATCTGATATTGAAGTCAGGGCAATTTGCAACAAAAACCAAGCGAATGCCATGTCAGCATCGTTTGATGGCATCATCATTGAGGAGTCTACATAATGGCGACTTCAGGAACAGTTGGTTTTAGACCAGACGTTGAAGAAATCATAACTGAAGCGTTTGAACGCTGCGGGTTAGATCCACAAGTACAAACAGGTGATAGGGCTGTGTCTGCACGGCGCAGCCTTAACCTTCTCTTCTCTGAGTGGGCAAACAGAGGCATTAACTACTGGGCAGTAGAGCAACAGACTTTGACGCTTGTAAACGGCACAGCGTCTTACACACTGCCCGTAGGTACTATAGATCTTATTGACGCAGTGGTTCGAGACAGCTCTCAAACTGATACATCTGATCAGATTATTAATCGTGTATCGATTGCCGATTACAATCAACTGCCAAACAAAAGTTCCCCCGGCAAGCCAAGCCAATATATGCTCGACAAGCAATATACACCTGTCGCATACTTTTGGCAGGTTCCTGATCGGGATACATACAGCATGGTTTACTGGGCAATCAGACAGCTTGAAGATGTCACGGCATCAAATCAAGACGCAGATATTCCATACCGCTGGAACGAATGCATCTGCGCTGGGCTGGCCAGTAAAATATCCCTGAAGTATGCAAACGAAAAGTTTCAGATATTAAACGAAATGTATGAACGTGCCTTCGCGTTTGCGGCGGCATCTGACAATGATGGTGTAAGTTTGAGGATTCAGCCAACTGCGCTGAACTTATCTTAATGGCTAAATACGCAAGCGGAAAAAAATCCCAAGCGATAAGCGACAGAAGTGGTCTAAAGGTTCCATACACTGACCTGAAGACCACTTGGGATGGCTTGCGTGTTTCACCAGAAGACTGGGAGCCAAAACAACCGCAGCTCACGCCTGCAAAGAATGTTGTCGATGCGACAGCACTTTTTAATCCGCGTCCAGATACAGACCCCGAAAATGCAGAAGTATTTATAGGGTACAATTTTGATCCTTTTATAGATCCCAGACAGCGCCCCGGCGTGGGTGTTCACGGTCAAGGTGCAATTGGATTTGTTAGTGAAGTTCACTTTGATTACATCTTCGATGTAACTGGAGTTTCTGGTTCTGGCGCTATAGGCACGGTAATTGTATCTGATAATGAAGATGTTGTGGTTTCAGGCGTAGCTGGTACAGGTGCAACAGGAACCGAAACACTTGACACTGGGGCGGAGCCAACAGGTGTAGTAGGAACTGGTGCTTTCAACGAAGAAGGTGGAATAACATTTACAGCACAAAATGGTGCGCAACTTTCCACAACACAACAAAAATTTGGAACTGCAAGCCTGTTGCTTGATGGCGTTGATGATAGTGTAGTTTCTGACCAGACATATAATTTTGGATCAAATGTATTTACTGTAGATATGTGGGTTCGTCCAACTAGCGGAACACAAGATGACATATTCTACGATAGCAGAGACTCAACATCAAATAATGCAATAGCTCTACGCCAAGCGGGTGACAATTTATTAGTATTAAGAGCAAATGGAACGCTATTTAATGTAAATGATGTATTTTCTGCTGACACATGGGTTCATATAGCTATCACAAGAGGCGATCCATTTGGCAACACTTTTGCAGTTTATGTAAATGGAACAAAAGAAGGTTCTACAACATTTGGTTTAACAGCAACCGCAGCAGACATACATATTGGTTCTGATTTCAATGGCTCTAATAATTGGGCAGGATACATAGACGAACTCAGAATTTCAGACATTGACAGATATTCAGGCACATCTTTTGTGCCACCATCAACGGCTTATAATCCTGATGGAAACACAGTTGCATTATTACATTTCGATGGGGTGAATGGATCAACATCAATAGCAAATAGTACAGGTACTTCTGTATTTGAAATAGACACATTCCTTTCTGGAGTTGAAGGTACGGGCGATATTGGCGTATCTACATTCTTTATTACAACAGACGCTCCAGTAACATCCGTCATTGGTACGGGCGCAATAGGAAGCGAACTAATTGAAACAGACGTTCCTGATCTAAGTGTCTCTGGTACGGGTGCTATTGGAACAGAGACATTTGAAACCTTCTTAACTCCAGATGCATCAGTTGGCACAGGCGCAATAGGAATTGAAGTTCCTGAAATTGAACTTTTTGAAACTGGTGTAGCTGGTACAGGCGAAGTAGAAGGCTTTGGCATATCTGGCAATGGCAACATTCAATTGCTTGTGACGGGTATTTCAGGTATAGGTGCAACAGGCGCTATTGGTGAAGAAGTTTCAGCGTCTGAGGCTATTGAGACAGGAGTTAATGGCACAGGAGCCATAGGCACAGTCGGCATCCTAACTGAATTGGGCTGGGGTATTGGCGAATGGGGCCAAGGAGCTTGGCAGGCTGATACGCAGCCATTCCCAGCTTCGGCAATTGGTACAGGAGCTGTTGGTTCAGTTAGCATATTCGTCACGACATCTTGGGGTCAAGGTGGTTGGGGCGAAGGTGTTTGGCAAGGAGAGTAAGTAAGTGAACTATACACAGTTAGTTGCAAATATTCAGAACTTCTTGGAAGATGACAGTACAGAGCTGCAAGCCTCTATCGATCAAATTATAGAGCAAGCTGAAACAATGATATTCCAGCGTATGCCTAATTTGCCTTGCTTTAGGAAAACTACTACAGGAAGTATGATTGCTGGAACCTCTGATTACACAGTTCCTTTGGCAAGAATGATACGACAAGTCTCTATCATATCTTCAAATGTTGCATCTTATCTGAACCATAGAGTTGACTCATATATACGCGATTACTCTCCAAACGCGACTACGCAAGGCACTCCAATCATGTACAGCACAAAAAGTGCTGGTACGGCAGGAACCGTGGTAACTCTTGCGCCTACTCCAAACTCTACTGATACCTATCAAGTAGATTTTGTAGCCCCTGAAACAGGTCTAAGTTCAAGCAACACAAACAATTGGGTCGGTGACAATCTTGAAAATGTGTTGCTTGCCGCGTGTCTTTATGAGGCATCAGCGTTTCTTAAAGCTGGAGAAACATTGTCTCTTTACAAGACACAATTTGACGAAGCAGTGCAACTTGCAGTACAAGAGATGCAACGCGATTACGCAGCAGAATATAACGGAGGTCTATAATGGCTATTACTCAAGCAATGTGTACAAGTTTCAAGGAAGACTTGTTCAATAAACTACAGGATCTTGATACTGACACAATCAAGATCGCGCTGTACACTTCTTCAGCGACACTAGATGCATCAACAACTGCATATACCGCAACTAATGAAGTAACTGGAACAGGTTACAGTGCTGGTGGCGAAACTCTTGCGAACTCAACTGTAGCTACGAGTGGCACAACAGCATATGTTGACTTTGATAACCCAGAGTGGACAAGCGCATCTTTCACAGCTCGCGGTGCGTTGATCTATAACGACACAACAGCAGGCGACAATTCAATCGCTGTTTTGGATTTCGGCGGAGACTTTACAGTTTCGTCAGGTACATTCCGCATCGTATTCCCAGCACCCGGCGCGACTGCTATCATTCGCATCGACTAAAACAAGGATAAATTGACATGGCTTCAACCTATGCAAATGACCTTCGCCTCAATGAGATGGCTACTGGCGATCAGTCAGGCTCATGGGGAACAGTCACAAACACAAACCTTGAGCTTATTGGCGAGGCTTTCAGCTATGGCACAGAAGCCATAACAACCAACGCTGATACTCACACAACAACGATTGCTGATGGCGCATCAGACGCTGGTCGGTCAATGTTCCTAAAGTACACAGGAACTTTAGACAGTGCCTGTACAATTACTATTGGCCCAAACACTGTCAGCAAAATGTGGTTTATTGAGAACGCTACTAGCGGATCTCAAAACATTATCATCTCTCAAGGCTCTGGTGCTAATGTAACTATTCCAGCGGGTCAAACCAAAGCTGTATATAGTGATGGTGCTGGGTCAGGAGCTGCATTTGTGGATGCTTTTAATTCTTTAAGTGTTGGCACACTGACTTCAAGTGGATTAACTTCAAGTGGCATTACCTATCCCACATCTGACGGCACAAACGGTCAAGCATTAGTTACTAACGGAAGTGGCACTATCAGTTTTGGTAGTGCTGGTATATCAACAGGTAAAGCCATAGCTATGGCTATCGTTTTTGGATAAAGGAGGCTAGAAAATGGCTGCACCAAATATCGTAGATGTAAGCACGATCATAGGCAAATCCGCCACTGTCGCGCTTTCTTCAACTTCACAGACAACGCTGGTCAGCAACGCTGCATCATCGGGCAAGGTGTTTAAGATCAACATGATCCAAGTCGCAAACGTCGATGGCTCGAATGCCTGCGATGTTACAGTAGACGTTCACAGCGCAGCCTCTGGCGGCGGCACAGCTTACTCGCTGGTCAGCACCATTTCGGTTCCGGCTGACGCATCCTTGGTCGCTGTAGACAAAGGCACAGCTTTGTATCTTGAAGAAGACCGTTCCATTACGGCGACTGCTGGCACTGCGAATGATCTGGAAGTGATCGTTAGCTACGAGGAAATTAGCTAATAGGAGCCTCTGATGGCTAAACGTACAGGCGGCTTTATAGGCCAAGACGGGATCAACGCACCCGATCCAGCGACAGGTGTTACTGGCACGGCTGGCAATGAGCAGGTAACTGTTAGCTGGACTGCGCCTAGCGATGTTGGTGGGGCGGCGATTACTCGGTATAATGTGCAGTCTAATGACGGTACGGGGACAATAGACTTTTTTTCATCGTCTACTTATGAAAAGCAATATGATAGCAGCGCAGAAGAAAGTTTCTCGAATGCTTTGTGTTTCAATGATGATGGCACAAAGATGTACATTACTGGTTCTTCTGATGAGTATGTTTTCCAATATTCGTTGGCAACCGCATTTGATGTTGGAACAGCGTCTTACGATAGTAAAAGTTTTCAAGTCACATCGCAAGATAGTGACCCAAGAGCAATTATGTTTAACAGCGATGGCACAAAGTTTTACATGGCTGGGATTAACAGCGGCGGGAAAATATTTCAATATAGCTTGAGTACAGCTTATGACATAAGTACAGCCTCTTATGACAGTGTTAATTTTTCTTTTGCCTCCCAAGACCCATACCCAACCGCTGCAACTTTTAACAATAACGGCACAAAGCTGTTTATGCTTGGCGTAGATAATAACGATGTTTATGAATATAGCCTGTCATCCGCGTACAATATAAGCACACTATCTTATACTACCTCTTTTAGCGTAAGTAGCGAAGCGATAGACGGCCAAGGACTAGCTTTCAACGCAGATGGCACAAAAATGTACTACTCAGCAGACGGAGGTAGTGCCGCTGTGTACAGGTACTCTCTGTCCAGTGCTTTTGATATTAGTACGGCTTCATATGATAGCGAGAGCTATAATTGGTCTGGCACTACCACTGATGGGAGCAGTCTTCAATTTAGTAACGACGACAGTAAGTTTTACTTAGTATCTTCTGGCGCAGACGCCGTATATCAATTCGCAGTTGGTACTGAGATTACATCCTCCCCCGTCACCGTCACTGGCCTAACCAACGGCACCGAATACACGTTCAACGTATGGGCGATCAATCCGTTTGGGTGGTCTAGCCCTAGTGATGCAAGTGGGGGTGTTAGTCCTGTGGACGCTTCTAACAGGGGTTTGTTTATGGGCGGTGAAAACATAAACACTATCCAATGGATACAGATCACCACATTAGGGGATGCTGAGGACTTTGGTGATCTAACTACTATAAGTGGTAATGGTGGAGCTGTTGGCTCTAGTACACGCGCTGTTCGTGGTGGTGGCTATGGAAGCTCTACTTATCAGAACACTATAGATTATGTTGAGTTTGATTCTACGGGAAATGCCACAGACTTCGGCGATTTAAATCCAGTCGCGGGTAATGGTGTAGGTTCGTGCAGTAGTTCAACAAGGGGCATTTTTGCGGGAGGCTCAAGACCTCAAGTTAACGTAGAAATACAATATATCACTATAGCTTCTACAGGCAATTCATCTGATTTTGGAGATCTGGTACAAGCTACGGACAATATTAACGGTGGTATGTCTAACGGGACTAGAGGTATATGTGCTTACGGCGGATACAATTCTGGCTCGTTAAATACAATCCAATATGTTACGATAGCCTCTACTGGTAACGCTAGTGATTTTGGTGATTCAACAACAGCAGCGTTTATTTATGGTTGCGCATCAAACTCGACTAGAGGCTTGGCGGCGGATAACACAACTATTGAATATGTAACTATCGCTTCAACAGGTAACGCCACTGACTTTGGTGATCTTGCAACAAGTCGTGGTGACTGTACTGCTGTAGCAAACGCTACTCGCTGTGTGTTTACTGGCTCTGGCTCGAATGACACAGATTATGTCACAATAGCTACTACAGGGAACTCTAGTGATTTTGGCAACTTGATAGCAACTGGACAAAAAAGTATGGCCATATCAAACGCTCACGGAGGACTTTCATAATGCCCAATTATCAAGGTGTATGGAGCCTGTCCGAGCAGTATCAGAACGCGAGTGGGTGGCCTTTGCCGCCAGCTTCTCCAATAGGCTTGTTTGGCGGGGGTTATGACACGGGTGCAAGCAACGTAATTCAATCTATTTTAATTACAACTTTAGGAAATTCTACAGATTTTGGGGACTTGTCGGTTACATTCTGGACAAACGCAGCATTAAGTTCATCTATTAGAGGTGTGTTTGGTAACGGCAGGCAAGATGGTAGTACACCCGGCAACCGCATAGAGTTTGTAACATTTGCGTCTGCTGGGAACAGCACAGATTTTGGTGATACCACGGTTGCCGCGAGAAACAGCACAGGGTGTTCCAACTCTACTCGTGGTATTTTCATGGGCGGGGCGGACAGCAGCAATACTAGGCTTGATGTTATGGACTACATCACTATTGCGTCTGCGGGAAACGCAACTGATTTTGGAAATCTTACCGCTGGGAAAAGCAATGGTAATGGGTCAAACAGTTCTACTCGTGGCATTTACGCTTTAGGCTATATATCAGCAGTCACTAATGTAATTGAATACGTTACAATCGCAAGCGCAGGCAACGGGACTGACTTTGGGGACGCAACTGTTGCAAGACTAAGCCCCGCAAACGGTGTTATATCCTCTGGCACGAGAGGAGTTTTTGCTGGTGGAGATACCAGTGGTAGTGGTCGCTTAAATACAATAGATTACATTACGATTGCCACTACAGGCAACGCTTTGGATTTTGGGGATTTAATATCTGTGGCTGAAGCGCCTGCAAGTTGTTCTTCTTCAACCCGAGGAATTATATCAGGGGGAACCAACCCTGACTCAAACACAATTCAATACATTACAATATCGTCAACAGGAAATGGCACAGATTTCGGAGACTTGCTTGCTAATCAAAACAGTTCTGCTGGCTGTTCCGCAGTTCACGGAGGGCTTTAATAATGACACGATTTTTTATACAAATTGAAGATGGCATTCCTACAGGTCACCCGATAGCTGAAGATAATTTTGTTCAAGTTTATCCTAATATAGATATGAATAACTTGCCTGACAATTTTGCTTTGTTTGTGCGTACATCTGCGCCTCAACTTGGTGTCTATGAAAAAAATCAGCAAGAGCAGTATGTCCGTCAAGAAGACGGTAGTTATCAAAGCAATTGGGTTTCCGAAGAAATGACAGATGCAGAAAAAACAGCCAAACAAAATGAAGCTAAAGCTGTGTGGGCTGCAATAGAAAACACTCCAGCTTCTTGGACGTTTAACGAAGACACATGCTGGTACGATCCACCATCCCCTTACCCGGATGATGGGAACATCTATAGTTGGGATGAAGCCTCATTGTCTTGGGTAGAGGATGTTTCGTAATGGCTAAAAGATACCTTGGAAATATTATAACAAACACTCCAACAGTACCTACAGCCTCTTCAGCAGGTGGTATTTGGTCAGTTGCAGAAGCCGAAACATACAGAGCAGCGGAGCTTTGGCCTACGATTCCAAAAGCACCTACTATCGGTACAGCGACAGCAGGCGGAGCTTCTGCAAGTGTTACATTTACTGCTCCTACCGATACAGGTAGTGGGCCAATTACTAGCTTTACCGTTACGTCTAATCCGGGTGGTGTAACTGCAACGGGATCATCTTCGCCAATAACGGTCACAGGGTTAACTGTGGGGACAGCCTATACATTTACTGTAACAGCAACAAATGGTGCGGGAACAAGTAATTCCTCTGCCGCAAGTAATAGCGCAACTCCATTCCAGCCTGTTGGGCAGGATGCATATACATCTCCCGGCACTTACAGTTGGGTTGCTCCCGCCGGAGTTACAAGTGTTTCTATAGTAGCTGTTGGTGGCGGTGGAGCTGGTAGTCCCGGCGGAAACTTTGGTGGGCCTCGTTTCTGTGGTAGTGGCGGTTCAGGCGCTGGTCTTGGTTATAAAAACAACTACACTGTGGTTCCCGGTACAAGCTACACAGTGGTCGTAGGTGCAGGTGGAGCAGGTAAAACTAGCGGCGCAACAAGTGGTAACGATGGAGCAAATTCTTACTTTGTCAATACATCTACCTGTGCAGGTTTAAAAGGTTCTGGCGGCGTTAACGGAACTGGGCCAAGCGGTGGCTCTTTCGCTGGTGATGGCGGGGCTAATGGTGGCTCTGCTGGCAACGGCGGCGTCGAAACATCTCGTGGTGGCGGCGGAGGCGCGGCTGGATATTCAGGAAATGGTGGTAGTGGCACTGGTGGCTCTGCTGGTAATGGTGTAAATGCTTCTGATGGTGGCGCACAAGGTAGAGCAGGTGGTTCTGGCGGTGGCGTAGGCATTCTCGGGGAAGGTTCGAGCGGTTCTAACGGATCAACTTCTGTTGGCGCAGGCGGTGGTTCTGGCGGTACTGATGGAAAAATTCCAGACTATGGCCCAAGCAATTTAGAAGGTGGTGTATACGGCGGTGGCACTGGCGGTGCAAGTTTTGTGTTTACGAAGACAGGTGACGCAGGTGGCGGTGCAGTTAGAATTATTTGGCCCGGTGATACGAGGTCATTCCCATCAACAAACACAGCGGATCAGTAAAATATGCCTAAAGATACAGTAAAAGAAACGGCACTAGCCACGGTAGACCTTAACATTCAGCTTCCATCTGCGAAGCCTGAGTACAAGTCGATGCTGGCTAACATTGCTGAGAAAGCCCCTGCCATCGCGCAGGCGTCTAGCAACTTCTACAAGTCGCACTCTCAGATGATGAGCGTGACGCTTGACGTTACGGCAATCACGCCGATCCGCTCTGTGAAGCACAGCCTTGCTGAGATTGAGAAGACCAAAGCCGCTCTCCAAGAGGGCTACTTCAAGATGAAGAAGGAAGAGGTCAAGCTCAAGAAGTTGGAGCGCAAGCT